AAGGGAAGTTAAGAAGGAGTTAATAAATGGGGAAAGAAATAATTTATCTTTTGATAGCATTGTCGATCGGATCTCTTTGGTACGTATCTACAATCAGTCAATGCCAATGTTTATGATACTAGGTATTATAAAAGAGCATTTAAATGACAAAGACTCACGTGCGCGTGTTAAGAAGTTAAGAAAAGATGACGATTTTGAATTTACACTAGCGCAAGCTATGTGGGAAAATAAAGATGATTGATATTAATAAAAATACATTTGATATTAATGATGCACCAATGGTTCGTGTGACGTGGCTCGATGCCCGTGATACAGAAACAGGGTGGATGGATATAAAAAAAGTTCTTGATGCCCCGTTGGCTAAATGCCAAGAGGTGGGTTGGATGATAGTAAATAATTCTGATAAGATAGTTATTATGCGTTCATTTGCTGTAGATCCAGACGATAAGAATGATATTAATGGAGGTGGAGCAATTGCTATACCTAAAACTTGGATAGTACGAACAGAATATTTAAAGGTAGATCATGCAGACATACGAAATTAATTTATGGGAAGACAAAAAGATTATAGAGAAGATAGTAAAGGAATTTGAAAGTGATGACGCAGTCTTACAATACATTGGGGATAACTATGATAAAGAAGATGAGCTCCCTAGGTTGGATCAAGAGAAAGGATTTCTTAGGCCCAAGCAAAGTTCCGTCATTATCACCTGGTCAAAGATATCAACATACGTTAGAAAAAAGGGCCCTAAGCGATTGGTTCTTGATGATCATGAAAAAGAATTGAAGGGTACATTGGAAAAGTCTATTACACAGGAGGTAATAAATGAATGGGGGTATGACGAGATGCTCAGACATACAAGAAGGGGCTACGGCCCTAACCCAGAGGCAAAAGGATACAATGATACACCAGGGGCAGTGAGAGATAAGACATATGACAGGGAGTAAAAAAGCATATTACGATAAAAGACTAGGGTGGATTATGAAAGAAGGACTAACACCTAAGCAAAAAGTCTTTTATGACATAATAAAAGACTTCATTAAAACGAATAAATTTGCTCCATCATATGAAGAGCTAAAACAATTATCTGGGTTAAATTCTAAAAGTGTTGTACATGATTATGTACATAGACTTATAGCGCGTGGATGGATCAAAAATGGAAATGGCAGAAATCGGTCAATTTCTATTGTATGAGCCGTATGTATAGTGTATATTCTGCTCAAGAGTGTTTTAGTTTTTTTAAATACCGGGATACTAGTGACACAGTGACACAATTGTTGAATAAGTTATTAATATCAATGGTTTACTATGTGGCACCTATGTGTCACTACTCTAGACAACGCAAGGCACTTTTTTGTTTTTTAGATAATAAAGAGAGCAAAAACTCAACTATACAGCGGGTTATTAGATGGTAGACAGTAGAATCAGTGGTGACACAAGTGGTGACACAAATGTGGTTAAAAAAGGGCACGGAAGACCAGGAGTTCCTGGGAGTGGTGGAGCTAAACATCACCCAATAAGAGAGAATGGATTGACTGACAAACAAAGAGTCTTTGTTAAGATATTCACAGACAACGAAGGTAGGTTGACTCAAACAGAATGTGCAAGACAAGCTGGATACTCAGAGGCAACAGCTAGTATCACAGCATCCTTATTATTAAATGGTAAACGATATCCAAAGGTTGTAGAAGCTGTTTTGGCAAGACGTGCTGAATTAGAGAAGACACATGAAGTTAAACTTAATAAACATGTACAGGAATTAGCCAGGTTACGTGAGAAGTCTTTATCTGAAAAGTCTTATAGTGCTGCTGTTAATGCTGAGCGGTTGCGTGGACAAGCTGCCGGATTGTACATTGACCGTAAAGAAATCAGGACAGGAGCTATTGACTCTATGTCGCGTGAAGACGTTCTAAAGAAGTTAAAGGAAATAGGATTAGATGGAAAATTTAAAAAAGAAGGTAATGAAACTATCCTTTCGCTCGAAGAGAAATCCGATAGCGAGGGACTTAAAGACATCACCTCAGTACAAGCAGAAGATAGTGAAAGACAAGACTAAGTATGACCGTAAAAAGGGAAACAACTTTTTGGAAGAATGTAAAGAAATTGTTAGAGGATGGGGTTGATAAGTATATTGTTTCACGCCTTGAATCATATGTCACACCAGGATTCCCAGATTGCGTAATATTTCACAATGTTACAGGATTTTTCACAGTAGAGTTAAAGATAATTAAAGCTAGTAATAAAGTAACTATATCTCCCTTTCAAATTGGCTGGAATATGCGTCATAGTTTGGCAGGAGGACAATGTTTTATCCTTGTTGGGGGGCTCCCCAAGGCCCATGTCAAACTGTTTCATGGCTCAAAAACCAAGGAACTCGCAGCAAGCACCTGGGATCTCGTGCCCGGGCTGTACGAAGGACGGCTCGAGGACCTCCATTTATGGCGCGTTGTGGCTTCAAACTCCCAAACTCCTTAATAAACCCTAATCCATTTACATTGGACCGCGGATCAGTTTACGCACCGGGCGCCCGCTGCGCGTTAACTCCCAAACTCCTTTGATACTCCATAAGAATGGCAGAAGTCCGCCGATTTTTTTCCCAGCCCTCAGGTTCCCGGGCAGCTGGTCCTCCAGGAAGGATGCAAACTCCGAAACTCCCCTAGGTTTTCCGCCATTATTTGTACCAGCTCACCCTGCAGCTAGCGCCCGGCGCGCAGCGCCGTAACCTGAAGTTCAGGGAAAAGTTATCCACAAAAATTTTGTGAGAGGGGTTGTAATAGATGTCATTAGGTGTTATATTATATATAGAAATAGAGTAAACGATTCTCCAGATCGATTGGTTGGGAAATAACTTAGTTTGCATTACGATTAAGTTTATAATAAACCAATCACTCTGTTTCTTAGAAATAGAACAAAGGAGTTAAATATGGTTATAAGAGAAGATGAAGAAACATTAGTTACTGCATTAAGTAGAATAGCAGAAGCAATCGAGGACAACACAGATATACTCAAGGGTATTAAAGCACACTATGATGGTGTAGTACCAGTCATGACACGCAATGCAAAGAGAGTAGAGGAAGTACAAACACAAGAAGACAAAGGATTCACAGAACAAGTGAGAAGTATATTTAGTACGAATTAAACTCCGAAACTCCTCTAGGTTATCCACACTAAATTGTGGATAACCTGTGGATAACTTCTAGCCCGGGCGCCCGGTGCGCAAAACTCCGAAACTCCCTTATAAAAAGTCGAGCCTTTCTGCCGTTTTCGTGGAGCTTCAGTTGTCCCGCTGCGCGCCCGCGGGGTTCGTGTCAAGGAGAAAAATTTTGTGGCTGATTTCCTAGTGTCCCGGGACTTAAAAATAAAGTTCAGGATCCTATTGACGCCTGGATGCAGGTGCGTTATATAAGAACCAGGAAGAGAAAGAGAAAGAAAATGGTACATTTCCTCGTATTAATACTACTATTACCCTTGAAGATAGCTGCTATAGCTATTGCTATTTGGACAGTTCTGCAGCTGCTGGGTATCCTATGAACAACGCAAACTCCTGTAACTCCTATAAGGTCCTATCATGTTGCTATTTGGATTCGTCATCTACGCACCGGGCGCGCCCGGGCTTTCCTCCCTGAGGGTAGAAAGTTATACATGCTCATCAAAACTCCCGTAACTCCTATCAATGCCTTATCATTATCTATTGACAGTTTGTTTTGTGCCCGGGCGTCAGGTGGCTGGAGTGGAAGTTCAAGCGTAAAAAAAGGGCAGTACGGTCTGAAGATACTACCCTTTATTATAACTATGATAAGGAAGGTTACATAGTTAATCCCATTCTTTTAAGTACATACCCAATGTCCCCTTGTATGTGCTTAATCAATTCTAATCTATTTGCTTTGTCTTCTGCAACCCACTCAATAAGGGAGTTACATAACACACCACTTAATAGCTTCCAGTCTAGGCTTTCCTTTTGTGGTACTTTACTTATTAGTTCCTCTATGTTGCCAATACTTGCTTGGTCTTTAGAGTATTCTATTACTTCCTTTAATACAGGTGTAATATCTACATTGTTAATTGATTGTGTTGTTACTAACGATTGTTCTACATTGTTAGCAAATGTGTCTATTGGTTTAGTCATTGTTATATCCTTCCTATTTCTATCTATTGTGTATCATCTATCATCAATCATTAATATAGCTACTTGCAATTAGTTGTGGATAACCTGTGGATAACTGTGTCAATAGCTAATAGTAGTAAGTTGTGGATAACCTGTGGATAACTCGCGCCCGGGATCTAAAGAGCGTCATCGCTGCAGCTCACTCCGTTCGCTGCCTGGGCCATATCGCGACCCCCATCCCCCCCTTTTGCGCTTACCTCCTCTGATTTTTTCCGTATGCATGATTGAGAGTGACAATGTGGTGTAAAAACGTTATATCTTGTTT